GTATAAATCTCAGCATGCTGATTTTCATACCTCTTATATTCCAAGCCGAACAGTGCGTTCAAACCTGGCTCTAGTTCTTTGACTAGTTGTGATCGTGATATTGCCATTTTTGTTCTCCTATTCTAGCTATTATCTATAAGTGTTAGCCGCAGCATTTATTACAACGATGATATTTGCACCAGCTGCTGTTAAATCTTCATTATCTGGATCTTCTGCAGATCTTACGATTCTGAACATTTTAGTTTCAGCTTGTGCGCCTGAATCAAACGTCGCTGTTGATGCTCCGTCTTTTGCGTCACCAGCAGCAAAGTCATTTATGTTTCCACATAAACCAAAGATTGCTTGTCCTACCGCCGCATCCGCTTTGACCACGTATTCTTGGTCTGGATCGTCGTTTACGAAAGCAACTCCGTCTGTGCTGTTAGTGTTTGGGTTTGTTCCAAATGTAGTGCTCGCTGCTACTGAATTTGCGAACGTTGGTTTGCTTGTAGTGTTGTCAATGTAGAAAACACCATTGTGCACACCGACTAACAATGCATCATTTGCAGTTGTAAAGTCGATACCACCATCGTTACCGTCATCTGTAGTTGAGAAAGCAGAATCTTGGATATAACCAGTGTCACCAGCTAGCTGGATAGACGCTGGGTTACCCTTGAAGATTCCTACACCTAGACCACTTTTGATTGCGTACTTTGATTGACCGCCGATAGCTGGGCTGTTGCCTAGTTTCATAGCCATTCTAAGTCCGAATCCACTTGTGCTTCTATTAGCCATAGTTGTTTCTCCTTATGTACCTGCCCTCGAAAGGGCCTCCAGTACGGTTTATATAATTCAGTGATATTTAAAATTACTTTTTCGTACCACCGAAGGTTACACGAGATTGCCTTTCAATATTGATTGGCATCCTATTATCCTGCTCCTTCATTAGATCGTTTTCTACGGCTTCGTTTCGTTCTTCATGACGTTGAGTCATGTATGCTTGACGTTGCTTCGCGATCTCGACAGGTACCTTCGCAAGAAGAAGGCCACCGACCCCAATCACTCCCTTGTATTTGCCCTCATCGAGGACTGGATAATCACTGGCATTTTCAACTTCCTCGGCACGAACTAACTCATAACCTTCTCTTAATCGAGACGTTATATTTTTCGTATCTTGGTAGCCTACTACCTCTGCTCTTATCCATCTATACCTGAATCCATCAGGTGCAGGGGGTGCATCTAGAGAAGATGGTGGAACCCACACTTTAGGTCTTTCAGACTTTGACCGTGTTTGGTTCGCACGAGAAGTGTTTTTATCTTTTTCCATGTTACGCTCCTTCCGTGTTTTTTAATTGTTTTGCGTATTCTTCGAGTGGCACACCTAATTTTTTCGCTATTGCGACCTGTGATGATGTGAGTCTCACAGTTTTGCGACCAGGCTTTACGCTTCTATTAGCTGAAGCCACTGTCTGAACAGGGGCGGTCGATTGCTTTGTTTCAGTATTACCAAATTTATGCGGAAAGTCAACTCTAATACGTTTATCAACTTCTGCATAATACTCATCAGAATTAGGATCATAACCTTCTTTTTCAGTTAAGTCCTTGTGTATCTCAAAAGCAGTATAAGTCATTGCTCTGTCTGTTCCAAACCAAGTATTCTTAGATGCCCATGCTTCGGCTCTAGGATCTGGATTAATTGGATCATTCATATCAGGTTGACTTGTATAGCTACCTTGAGAAAGATTTACAGGTTTCTCTGCCTGTGGTTTTGCTTCTCTACCTTCTTTAGCTGCATCAAGCTTTGCATTCTCAAACGCGAGTGTTGCAATTCTTTTATTAGCTTCAACTTGAGCTTTTGCATCACCAGATTCAATAGCTGCTGCTAATTCTTTTTGTGCAGCTTCTAATCCTGATGAAATTGTAGACTCAAATTTTTTAATATAATCAGCATCAGTTTTTTCAAATCTTTTTTCTAATGCTAATCTTTTTTCTTCTACAGCTTTTGCATATTCAGTAGCAGCTTGTTCCCTTCTTTCTGCTTCTCTCATCTTACGAGTTAGTTTCGCAATACGAGCTTGTACACCTTTACTGTAGTCTTCTAATTTATCATCATCCTTTTTTTCTTCTAACTTTGTTTCTCTTTCATTTTCATATGTTTTATCTGTTTCGCTTGTTTCTGTTTCTTGTTTTGGCGCTTCAGTATCAACTACTGACTCGTCTTTTTCTTCTGCAATATCAATCGTAGCATCAGGTCCTGATGTATCGATGGGTACCGTCTTTTTTTCTTCTTCTGGCATAGTTACTCCTTCCTATGTTTAGAACTCATGCAAGATGTCCTCTGGACTATCAATTGTTGCTAACACTTCATCGTCGTTTAGCAGACGCATTTCCCCACCATCTATTTTGATTCGGCTACCTGCATAACGTGCAAACATAACCCAATCTTTTACTTTGCACCATGGACCATCAGGATACCTCTCTTTATCCTTATAACAATCTGGACCCATGGCCATAACTAAACCAACTTGAGAGGCAACTTGTTGTTTCTCTAAAGTAGTTTCAGCTAATACTAATCCACCTTTAGTTTTTTCTTTCATCTTAAAAGGTAAAACTAAAAGCCGCCAACCTGTTGGCTTTGGTAATTTTGGTTCTTCTTTTTTTGTAGGTTTTACACCAACAAGTTCATTGTTTGGTGTTAATATTGATGACTGTTCCTTTTTCATTTTGCTCCTTATCATTAAGCAGGTTAGAGAGTTCCTGTTTAGTTGCCTCTAGGGCATTTATTTGTCCTATTATATACTGGTATTTTTCCATAGTGTCAACACCTCCAGATGTGACTGTTACGGATAATGCTTCTGTTCTAGTATTTATAAACCTAAGCAGTTTTGTTATGACGTTTTCTAATTGCATTTTTTCCTTTCTTAGCAATCGATGCAACCTGGCTTTTACCCATAACCTTAGCCCTCTGTTCCATCACTGTTAATATTTGTATCTTACGTGCAAATGGTTTGTTTACACGTTTTACTTTTGCAACAGTTGCTCTTGCATCTGCTGGTGTTGCAAATTTTATACGGACGGTGTCTCTTGGATTCTCGTCCGTATAAAGTCTTCGACCTGAGCCTTTAGGCTTTTTACCCGTTCCTTTTTTTGGATCGGCCACCTATAACTCCTTTAAGTGTTTTAGCCTGACCAGCATGTAACTTAGATGCTTTTTTCAAACCTTTAATCACTTTTTTTATTTTAGCTTTTGCTTTTTTCATTATACCTTCTTTTTCATCTTAGCTTTTTTCTTTTTAGCCATGATGAATTTTTTTAATTGTGGAGGGATCTTTCCACCTTTTTTCATGGCAACATCTCTTTTCATCATGCCGCCTCCCATTTTTGCTTTTCTCATGTTAACATTTCCATCTTCTGCGAGCCTGTCTTAGTCTTGAATTCGGATCTTTTGCGGCTTTAGGAAACTTCTTCATCTGTCCTGCACTTCTCGCACAGAATGATTTACGTCGTTTAGCAGCTTTAGATCCTGGTTTGACTTTGCCAGTGACCGCTGTTTTTAGTTTGGAGCCGGGATTTGCTCTTCGATATGCAGCCACTCCGGCTCTTGTCATGCCTGCACCTTTTTCCGTTGGACGGAAATTTTTTTTATTTCTTTTGGGCATTTTATCTTGTCTTCTCATTATCTAACACCCATCCTTCTACCCATGAATCCACCCATCATGGCCTGTTTTCTTTTTGCAAAAGTTTTAACATTTGTTGGTTTACCACCAACACCCTGTGCTACTGCTCTTTTTCTAGAAACTGCTGATCGTCTTTGTCCTTCTGTCATACGTCTTGCTTTTGCAAGTGGGACACATTTTGGATACTTACGTTTTGCATCTGCTTTCTGTTTTGATCTTCCACACTTTGAAAAAGAACCATCTTTCTTTTTACTTCCTATATCTACCCACTTCTGGGCAAACCATTTATCAAGTCCGTTTTTTGCCATAGCATTACGAGTTCTTTCCGACGGCTTCTCTGTTCATTCCTTTCTTGCAGAGTCCGCCACCACGTAAACCTTGTCTTTTTAATTTAGCAGTTGCTTCCATTAAACCACCCTCAGCTTTGCTGCCTCTGAAGTCTTTTCTCTTGACTCCAGATGGATCTTTGATCTTACCTGCACAGATCTTGCTGGCATATGCGTTCGCGTATGCTGATGGGTATACCTTGAATTTTCTTTTCGCTGCGGCTTTACCTCTAGGACATAGTTTAGTCATTATGTGCCTTTCTTTTTTAAAGGTTGTTTCATTCGATCTCTCATCGGTTCTTCACCTGATTTTTTCTTTGCTGCTGTAATTACATCACCTCTTGTGATTCTTTTTTTATCTCCGTACTGTGCAGCTAATTGTTTTTCTCTTGGTGTCACTGCAAGTTTACCTTGACTATAACCCATTCTACGGCCCATCATTCCGCCGCCCATTTTACCAACTCTACCTCCTGTAGCTTTTTTTTCTTTAAAAGCTTTATCAATCATACCTTTAAACACTTTAGTATTTTCTTTTTGAATTCTTTTAAAACGTTCTTTATTTGATTCAGTTTTTCCTGTTTTATCTTTAAAAGTAACTGGAAGTTTATTTTTTATTTCAAACGCGGTTTGTTTTAATTTTTGAGTTTTACCTTTTAATTTTTGAGTTTCAATTTTTAAGTCTCTTAATTTTTTTTGTATTTTTGTTTTAGGCACATTTGGTTTAACAGCTTTGATTGCTTTGCTTAGCATTTGAAATTTTTTAAACATTATTTTTTGCCTCCGTTTCTAAAAATTTGTGTACCCTTTATACCATAAATACTCGCCACGACAAGGATCCACAAATTTGTAAACCATGACGGGAGCTGCGAGAACATTTCGAAGAATAATTTTACCTTGTCCATAGCAGTCGGGTCATCCGATATGACTGCATATGCGAGCACCACCACGGGCAACGAAAGAATTATCAAAACTGCCTCGTCCTTCCAGTCTGATTGTCGGGCCTCTAACAGTTTTCCCTGGTAAGCTTCCTCACCTCGGGCCATTTTAGAAGCGTGCATAAGTTGTGCTTCCGACATTGCCATTTTCGTCTTCTGCTTGTTCTCATAAATCTTACTACCAGCAGAGACGGCTAATTTTATCGCCGATAACCACATAATTAGTATGCTTTAGAGTTTCTTTTCTTTTCTGCTAACATTCTTTTCTGACCGCCAACTGGCATTTCAGGTTTTCCTGTAGCAATATAGTTAAAAGCTCCATCTGCAGTAGTTTTAGATCTAGGATCTACTTCAATACTTTGCTCTGCAACTTTAACTTCTTTGATTTTATCAAGTTTTTGCATTTATACTCCTTTTTTCACTCCTTTTATAACACCTTTATTCTTAGATGCATAGAATATCTTTTCACCTTTCTTCTTACCATATTGTTTCTTCATAGATTTCATAATTTTTTTACCTTTTTTGTTTAATGGCATATTAATCGTCTATTTTTATAGCTGCTTGTTGCACTCCAGTCTTTGCGAGACTGACTCCAGCACGTAATTTTGCTAAATCTTCATTCTGATCCATCTTATCTTCGGCAATTTCTTGTGCTTGCATTAATTTTGCTCTGTTTAAATCTTGTGTTGCCTCATCGTTCATCTTTTTACGCTCATTTTCCATTGCTCTAAGGTCAACTTCACGTGATTTTAACTTTAATAGAGGGTCAGAATCAAATTGTGATGTAATTTCTTTTTCTTCTTTCATAAATTCCTCTGTCATTTCAGCAATTAAGATAGCTTTTCTACCTTCAACTTGATTTGTTAGTGCTTGAAGCTGTGCTTGTATCTGTGGATTCATTGCTGCTTGTTGTTGCATCATCATCATTTGCTGTAATTGTTCTCTAAACTCCAGTTGAACTTGTTCTTGAGCCATTAGACTAATGTGTTCTAATATATTTTTTTGTATTGCAGCCATAACAGCAGGATTATTTCTAACAATATTAGTAGACATAAAATTTAAATGCGCAGTAATGTGTGCTCTATGGTCTTGACCAGGAAAAGCTTGAAAAGGTTTACCACCTAAAGCATTAATGTGTTCTAAACTTGGATCCATCGGTGCCATTGGCGCTGGTGGTGGTAACACTGCATCAATATTTTTTACACCAATTGCTTCGTACATTGTACGATACACTTGATACATGTTGTGTGCTTGCGGATTTGCACTAGCAATTTGTAACTGTGTTTGAGCCAGAGTAATTCTTTGACTCATAGAAAATATATTTGGATCTGCAACTGGTATAACATCAACTCTATCATCAAAGTCAGCTTGTTTAATATTTCTTGCACCACCTACAACATCATATGGATATTCTGGTGGTAAATATTGTGACACAACTTTTGCAAGAAGTTTAAATTCTTTTTTCATTGCTGCATAACATCTTTTGTGTATTGCGCTCATGACTCTTGAACCACGTTCTAGTAATGCAATCGTTGTTCCAACTGCAGCTTGTTGATTACCATCACCCACTTGCATATCAGCAATAGCGGCAAATCTTTGTCCTGCTTGAACTACAATACCTAATAAGTTTAATAATGTTTGAGATGGTTCTTTGTATGGTAGCGGAAAGAATGCATCACGTAAATTACCACCTGGTGCGTCTACATCTTTAAATTCACCTGGTTGTATTGGAGCTGCTTCATCCCTAACTCTTACACCTCTTTGTTTAAATCCTGCTGGTAAGTTTGATAGAGTACCTGCGTCTAATAATTGACGGAGAGCCGCCGTTGCCGTACGACTCAATCCGCCAATCATGTGAATGAGTCCAAAGCCATAAAATCCTAGTCCTGGCAGAAATTTAAAGTGGACAAAATATTGGATCTTATTTTTCTTTAGATCATCGGGCGCATAGTTCCTTCTAATAGAAAGAACTTTTCTATTACCTTCTTCAACAGTTACGATGTAAGGCAATTTTATTCCAGTTGGTTCACCATTTGAATCAACTTCTTCAAAACCTTCTAAATCTAAGTTAACATGACATTCTAACAAAGTGTAAACCGGTTCGTTCTTTCCAGTTTTTTTACTACCTTCTAGTTCACGTTCTTTTTTTGCAAGTTCCTCGTTTGTGCTAGTGCCTGGAGGGCCTAACTCTACATCTCTATAAAAACCATTAACTTGTTGTTTTCTTAATTCGTTTTCAGATATTTTAATGGTATGAATAATCGCTTCCGCATCGTCTAATGAGGTAGCCGTGTACGGAACGATTAATTCATCCGCTGGAACAAACTTAGATACAGCTCGCCCCATATTTACATCATAGTAAACTTTTTTAAATGTAGAACCTGCAAGAGGTAAATGAAATAACATAGAATCAAACTCTGCTTCATACTCTTTCATTTGATCCATAATTAAATAATTCATAAAATCTTTTACACGAGTCGCTTGTTGTTCTGTTTGTGGACTTTTAAGTCCCATAACTTGTGTTCTTACTGGTCCATCACCTGGTAATAATTCTTTGTAAGCTTGAGCTTGAAATTGTGTAACAGCCTCTGCCATCACAGGGTGAGTTGCACCTGAAGCTCCTTGAAAAGGTTCAGTTCTGTTTTCGTATTTAAATCCTAATAAATCTAAACCAGTAATATAAGATTGCTCCCATTCTTTTCTGGATGCTTTGTAATCCATATAATTTTGTGCCATATCATTTCCGATTGGCTCTAATACATCATCTGGTAAAAGTTCTGCTAAATTATCAAAATGTGCTTCTGTTCCAGGAATATTAACTGCACCTGGTTCGTAATCTAACGTTACACCACCATCTTCTTCTGGTATAACTTCTATTGGTCCTTTTAGATCTTGTGCTTCTTGTTCCTGAACAGCAACATCTTGGATCTCCTGCTCTGAGGGGATCTCTTCTTTGTTTCTAGTGTTCGGGAGTCCTTTGTCTATTTCTGCCATTTAATACTCCTATAAGTTTCTAACACGTTTCATTAAACCTTGCAACCCTTGTGAGTTTGGTCCTGATTCTGGTGGTGGGCCTGAGTCTACACCAGCTAATTTAGCAATACCACCGCCTGCAGCTGAAAATTCATCAAAAGCATTTCTTTCACCTCTTAGATTTTGCATAACTGCTTCTTGACGTTCTTTTCTAAATAATTCTGTTTTTTGATCCGGTGTTAAAGTATCTAAAAAATCTAATCTTTTTTTAGCTGCTTTTGCTGCATCAATACCTAATCCTGCTGCAGTAATACCAAGTCCAACTGGTGTTGTTAATCTAGCAAACCTACCCAGATTTAAGATTCTTTGAGCTGTTGGATTTTTTGTAATCTTTGATAAATTTTCTTTAAAAACACCTGGTAAAGATAATTCTAAACCAACCAAAGGATCGACAACTGCATCAGCAACATTCTCTCCTTTGTCTATATTAGATTTTACTTGCATGGCTGCAAAAGGTAAAACACCAAGTCTTGTTCCAGCACCTCTAAAAGCTTTTCCTAGTGCAGTTTTAATTGGTGTGCCTGTTGCTTTTAAAACAGCAGCTGTACCAGCTGCTGATAATCCTGCACCTGTAGTAATTGGATTTCTTCTTGCAAAAGTATCTTCTTCTATTGATTTAATTCCAATATTAGGATCAAAACTTGCTGTTAATGGAAAACCTCCTGGTCCTGTAAAATCATCATTTAAAGATGCGATACGAGGAATTTTTCTTAAAATTTTTTTGAAAGAATCAGGGGTTGCGTTATTTATTTTGTCAAATAATTTTTTCTCATCAAACTCGTTAAACCCTTTTTTAAGAGTGTTAATCATTTGTTTATATGTAGAACTATTTGGATCAATAACTTCTTTTCTTAATTGTGGAATAGTTCTTAAATCTTTAGGTATTACAAAAGAATATTTTTGTGTTGCAAAAACATCATCAAAAGCTTTTTTATAAGTTGTATTAAAATTTTTATAATTAGCTATTGTATTTTTTGGTGCATCAAAACTCATTTTAGGAATAGTTATTTTTTTAGCCCCTCTTAATCTTCCCTGATTGAGATTGTTTTCTACTTTAGTCGCTGCAGAGTTATATTTTTCTTTTGCTAATTTAGCTTCCTTTGAATTTACACCAAATTGCGATATGGCTTTTTGAACGTTTTCCTCCAGTTTAGATTTTGTACCATCCCAACTTGTTTTTATTTTATTTTTATTGGCATCTATTATCTGACCAAATATACCATAAGGAGTGCTACCTCTGTTAACAGAACTTGCAACGCCTTGAGGCTCGTCAATATCAAAAAGTTTTGCAACGTTTGTTTTTTTAAATTCAGGGTTTTGAACTATCTTACTTTTTGCCCCTTTGATACTAGGTTCTCCTACAGATTTACCAATTAAAGCCTCGTTTAAATTTCTAAGATAGTTTTTATAAGGAGAAGATTCTAAAATTTTTAAAGCATTCTTTTTAAATTTAGGTTTTATATTTAAGCCTCTATCCTCTTCTATGCCTTTTTCGCCATAAATACTAGCAAGTTGTAACAGTCTTGTTGCAGCTTGTGAATTACTTACGTTTCCAATAACTTTTTTAACTTTATTAATATCCTTAATATTTGTCTTGCCAGTTTTAAAAATATTATCAATAGTTTTACTTTCTGATAATTTTAATAATTGTTCGTTAACACCTTGAGATACTTGTTGTGCTATTCTGGCTGCTGTTGATGGATCTAGGATTTTTACGTCTCCTGCGTCTACTGCATTTTTAATTGTATAAAAATCAAAGTTTCCTAATCTTCTTAATTCTTGAGAGGATGGTAATCTACCTTTTTCTTTTTCAAAAGTTTCTACAAATGTTTTTAATCTTTTTTGTGCTTCTGTTGCTTGACCACTTCCTTCTTTTATAACTGGTCTAGTGGCTAATTCTTTTTTAGTAATTTTAATGGGTGCTAAACCTTTTTTTGCTGAATCAATAAAGGAATCAATAGTCGTTGTCTTATCAACATTAGGAAACAATTCTTTATTTATTTTGGGAATACTTTTTCCTTTTAAATAACTATCTTTTATTTGTTGTCCAAATTGTTCTACAGATCCTCCAGGATAAAACCCAATCCGTCCACCATCAGCTCGTGGATTACGTCTGTTAAACGCGTTGAATAATTCTATCTCCTGCACTTTTGGTTTTGGATCTGGTCTTGCAACATCTGATGCAAACTTAACCTTATCTTTAATGCCTGATCGAGTCAGGTAGTCCATCATCTGTTTGTATTCTTTTGGAGTCATTATTCTCCTAACATTCTAGCGATACCACCTGATGCAAAGTCATCTGGCTCCGGACCAGGTCCGTATTTACTTTCTAAATAGTTTGCTTGTTCTACTGGATCTTCAATAAATTTTTGATATTTCTTTCGCTTCTCATTAGCTTTGGCAGCCTCTTTACCAGTTAATTTTTTACCGGTTGCATATTCTTTTAACGGACTTATATCCTCCATTAGATCGTCAACATTATTAACCACGTTAGTGCCATCAAATTCCATATCACCATCATAATTTACAACACGTGGCTCTGACTCATACGCCTCAAATTCTGCAGAAGATTTAGTTCCTCTTCGTCTTACAAACCCTTTTTCATTTTGTATGATAGTAGGTTCTATATCCTCGGAACCCTTGACAACTAGATCTATCTGATCAGGATCATTAACAGGTCGTTGAATATTTCCTTTCTCGTATGGTTTGGTCGGATCTTTTCTTAATTTTGCTCCATAGTTAACTGTTGTGGTATTTGTATCTAAATCTCTGTAAACCGTGACCTCTGCAAAATCGTTTATCTGTTTGGTGTGAACTAATTCTCTTTCCTTAGTTGCAAATCCCTTGGTCACATCCTCACCCTCGTTAATGACTTTCGTTACAAGGGCATCAAACCATTCTGGTTTACCAGGTGCGTTTGGTGTTGTTATAACCTCTTTTGCAACCTGTTTGGTTGTGCCTTTACCAAGACCTAGTAATCCTGTCTTGAGTGCAGTGATACCTGCACCAGCTGCTCCCATGGTTTTTAAAAATGCTCTACGTGCCTTGTCTATTGATCCTAACTTGAACCCTGCACGTCCACCTTGTGCAAAGTCTTCTGGGTCAGGCATGCCTCTTGTTTGTTCTGACAATCCATCAAGTGCTTCATCATAAAGATCCATCTGTTGTTTTTGATCTAGATCAGAAAAGTCTTTACCAAATTTTTTTTCTGCTAAATCCTCTGCAACAAGTTGTGCATTATATTTTCTATCTCCTCTTACAAATCCTGGTGAAGCATTGTCGACTGCGTCTTTAATCATTTTTCTATTTCTTATTCTTTGAACAGCTTCTTTATTATCTTTTTCCATACGCGCTAATACTTCTGCTTCTCGCTCTGCAATAGTTTTAGGTCCTTTTTTTGTTGTCTTAACTAAATCAGAGAATGGATTATTTGTTTTCATCAATTCACTTTCAACCATATTTTTTACAGTTTCTTCTGCTGATTGCACCGGAGCTGCAATATCATCAGGACCACCACGACTGCCTGGTGGTGGTAGATCATCATCTGGTATCTGTTTGCCACCCATGATACCTTTTTTAGGATCGATCTCTTTACCCTCTAGATCAAATACTTTTGCGGATTTTGTGGATTTGATTCCTTCTTGAACAGCTGGTCTTTTTTCTATTTGATTGATAGCATTCTCAACTTGGTTAGCATTTTTTAATGAGTTTGGATCAATACCACTACGCATTAATCTTTCTGCAGTCATGGCTACATTGAAATCAACTAAATCTTTTTTTGGCATTGTCCGAACGATTCCGGTTTGATCCTTCATCATTGTTCGTAATACCCATTGTAGAACTGCCTTCATTATTTTTTACCTTTTAATTTTTTAAGTTCAGCTGCTTTTGCTTTAGCTTTTTCTCTGGCTCTAATCTTATCAAAAAAAGGTCCTGTTTTATTTTCAAAATCAGAGACCATAAGATCTGTGTAACGTTCTAGCTCTGCAGGTTCTTGTTCTACTTTTTTCTTTTCTTTTTTAAGTCTCTTGTTCATGGACTCTATAATCTCATCTTTCTTGCCGGTCTTATCTAACTTGTAAACATTTGATAAAAGATCTACAACCTTACCAACTTTGAAACCCTGCCTGTGATATTTGTTTGCCATTAATAATAATTCCTTTTAGTTTGCTCGACATTTTCGTCGATATAATCTTCAGGGTGTTCGATTAGACCGCCCTGTCTAAATCGCATGATCGCCTGTGTCGTGGAATCCACAAGGTCATCATGATCACCATAAGGAAATGCAGCACATTCTTCAATAACGTCGTCTGCAAATTTCTGCTCAGGTGCCCATATCATACCAGATTCAAATAAAGGTGCAACAGCATTTACACGTGCATGCTTATCGTTTCCTTTAGAAGGACTAAAGTTAACAACTGGTATATCCATCTTTCTAAGCTCGTATGTCAGAGGTAATCCTGATGCTTTTGCCTCGACAATAACTGTTTCAGGCTTCCAATACTGATATTGTTCAAGAGCCAATCTTCTTAGTTCAGGGAACTCGTATCTGCCTTTAATAGCATCTAACAATATAAGATTGGCTCCTTCGTCTTCACTTGGGTAAAATATTCCCCACGTAGTGATGGCGCTGTAATCAGCTGTCTCCTTTTTTAAAAATGCAGTATCATAAGATTGTATAACATGTTGTAGTTGTGGTATCTCTTCACCAGTATAAGTTCGCCACCATTCACGTTTTAATATAGCTCCTTCTTCTGCTGTTGGATTCTGCATCCACTGTGCATTCCATTTGCCCGTGGGCAATGTTGCTTGGACCTTTTCTAATTCTTCTAACTTCCAATATTCTGGCCACACAGGTTGTGCGTTCTTTGATCCATGTTCCATGATTGCTGGAAACTCGACCACGTGCCATTGATCAGCTTTCGCTTCTTTTTGATTCTGTATCAACTTACCAGTCAAATCTTTGTTACTCCATCTAGTCATAACTAAAACTATTTTACCACCAGGTTGTAAACGTTGTCGTGGACCTGACGTGTACCACTCGTAAGCTGATTCAAGAGCCGTAGGTGATAGTGCATCTTGCTCTGAATGTGGGTCATCAATAATTAATAAATCTGCACCACGTCCTGTTATTGCCCCACCAACACCAGCAGCGAAGTATTCACCGCCTTGTGCCGTTTCCCAACGTCCTGCTGCTTTTGAATCTTCTTGTAATCTAGTTTTAAAAATTTTGGTATAATCTTCTGAGTCGATTAGGTTCTTGGCTTTCCGACCAAACCTGACTGCGAGTTCGCCTGTGTGCGTTGCTTGAATGATCTTGAGCTTTGGATCACGGCCCACCATCCATGCTGGTAGCAAGTAAGATGCAAATTCAGATTTTGTATGCCTAGGAGGCATGTTAATTATTAATCTGGTTATTTCACCAGTTGCTAATTTATTAAATTTTTCTGCAATGTGCCTGTGATGGGACCCCTCTACAAAATCTGGCCACACACATTTGACAAAAGACAAGAAGTCATTTTTAGCTTTATTCTGTATCTTTTTTTCTGCATGTAACACTCGCAGTTGTTTAAAAGTTTTTCTAACATCTGCAGGTAGTTTACTTATATCTATATTATTTAAATTCATTTAAAATTTTTTAAAAAATTTTTTGCACTATGTTTAAAGTGTTCAACATGTTTTTACCAGGTATAACTGTGTAAATCAAGCAATACAACCTAGAGTAGTGGGACCCCTTTGTACAAAAAGGGGGGATAGGGTCGAAGCGATTAGCGATGTTTGGATTTGGTTCGGGACCCCTGGCCCGTAGGGCCAGGGGTAAGAGAGTTAATCTAGTAAGACCATATAAGCTTTGGCATTGTGTTTCATAAACCAATCTAAACCTTTACGCATCTCTGCCCAGTATTTAGAAGAGCCTGTGCCATTGATTCGGTCTTCCATAGTTGCGAGTAATTCATTCTTAAATATTTGATCGTGAATGAATGCCTCGTCTTTAGTTAACATAACAGACTCGCCGTTGAATCTGTTTCGTCTTTCTTCTGTTCTTTCTGTTTTAGTCATATCCTATATTATCCTGTATTAGAGTTATTGTCAACCTCTTTTATTATTGTTTTTGTCCATGAATAATTACCCCAATTACTTTGGATTGTTTCTTTTACAGGGTCCTCGATCGGTGTTTCAAGAGCCTCGGTTCTTGGTGCAATCTGTCTTATTTGATTGCCATACTTATTCCAGAAATCTCGCTCACAAGATTGACTACAAAACCAATTCCAAGAGTTGTTTGCGTCGCCATATGTACTGATTTTTACTTTTCTTGTTCTCAATACCTTTGAGCCCTTGACACCTCGCACTCGGTCAACTGTATGTTTCTTATGGCACTCCGGTCCATGGCACCAATTATAGTCGCTCATTAGTGCCTCACTTTCCAACTTGTTGTTGCTGTTCTATATCCATGACTATCTAAGTCATAATAAACATAATAAGGGACACCCTGTTTAGATGTTCCATATCTAGATTTTTCGTCATGTTTGCCACGTCTAGTAATATGTTTTTTATGCTTACTAGCCCAATAAGTTATGTAGAATGTTTTAGTCATATTTCTCTCTTTCTGTTATGGGACTACCCTATAGGATAGTCCCTTAATTGTCAATAGTTAATTTAAACTATTTTCTGCCATTTGTTGTCTTGCAATAGCAATCTTTTGATCTCTAGTTAAGACTTCTTTATCTTCCAATAAACTTGCCAGATTATCTGGTGAATAAATTGAAAGTGCTAAACTAGAACTTTCATTTAACATTGTTTCATTTAAAACAACTCCAACTTTATCTGCGAGTGCTTTTGCTTGGTCAAAGTGTCTATAAGATTTTAGACCTAATCTCACTTTCTGCATTTTGCCCTCAACATAAGAATATAATTGTTGATGTTCTTTAATTACATTATCTGCACTAGCAACATACATCTTAAAAAAGTTTAGAGTATTCTCATCAACTTTGAATTGTCTTGAATGACAATAACTAGAACCAATAGTCCAAAGTTTAAAATCTTCTTCCCACTTTGCAACAGGTTTAGTTATAGATTTATCTTCGTTAGATGAATTGCTAAAACCCAAATAAGTATTAACTTGACTTTCATCATTGTAATACTTTGGATTTCTTTTGGAGTAGTCATCATTAATTGATAAATGAAAGTCTGGGTTTAAACCTTTAGCTTTTAATTCATCACGATAATATGCTCTTGCAAACTTTCTACCCATATTAAATCTAATATGAACTTCATCATTTGCTTGATACTCTCTACCCTCATCATCAACTTTTGTGATTGGTCTTTGAACATAGAAACAATTATCTTCATACAACTCGCCACCTGCTCTATTGTATTTTTGTATCATTGATCTAATTGTATCAACATCTTCCTGTGGTTGATGAAACCTTACAACTTGATTTATTTTCTCTTTTGCTTTTTCTCTCATCAAGTCATATTGTTCTTTTGCCTGTACCAATTTATCTTTTACTTTATCTTCGTAAAAAGATTGAAATTGATCTGCAATCACTTTTCGCTTATCTGCGTTAAGTGTTATCTTCTTTTCTTTAGTCATTGTTTTCTTCTTTCTCGTTATTGAAATTAACTAATAGTTGAATACCATTTTCATCAGAATATAAAACCTCTATTTTGTGAGTAGGACATTCATTAACCCAATCAGCAATTTCTTTATCGTTTATATTATTTTGCATGATTTGAAATTATCACTTGACAAAAGGATTGTCAAGTATTATATAGGATTTAGATTTATCCGAATGGGTGTTAGTCTCCCAGCGTGATAATCGGGACAACTTCTGGTTGTGGTGTAAAGTAGATTGAAAGAGATCCAAACACACGCACAACTAGAACTGATCCCTGGTCTATTGGCAGGGTTATTCCTGTTAAGCCCTGGTGCACCGGTAAACAATTGCCGCTGGGCTTCAATCCAATGGACCTGGGATCAGTGATTACAGGCACAGCGGTAAGCAGAAACTGTAATTGAGAATGCTGTGTTGCGCGACTGGTCCGGCTGGGATGGGCGGTGCATTGTGCATCGACCCTGAGGCCGCAAGCTACAAGCAGCAAGCGACAAGCTTCAAGCGTCAAGCTTGACAAGAAAGTATTATAGGATTATAAAGGATATATGAAAACAGAAGAAGCATTAAAAATTATAGGCGGCAGCCTGAGCAAGCCTTCAAAGATGCCTGGCTGGTCAATAGGTTTACCTGCCAAAGAGTGCAAGACTGGCGGCAAGCTTCAGGCTGTGAAGGGCAGCGTCTGTTATGACTGTTACGCGCTCAAAGGTTGTTACGTGTTCAAGGTTGTTCAGGATGCACAATACAGAAGGCTGGCAGCGTTGAAGAGCCCAGACTGGGTCCAGGCAATGGCGCACCTGATCAACAGCAAGAAGCCGGACGTGTTTCGCTGGCATGACAGCGGCGATGTTCAGGACCTGGAACATTTAAACAAAATTTATGAAGTCTGTAGACTGACGCCAGCAAAGCGTCATTGGTTACCGACCCGTGAAGCATGGATCAAGGACCACCTGACCAGCAAGCCTAACAATTTAGTCATACGATTTAGCGCCCCGATGGTGAACCAGCGGGCGCCTGAGTCGTGGCCTAACAGCTCAGAAGTAGTTGACGCTGGCGCGACGTGTCCAGCAGCACAACAAGACAATGAATGCAGAGACTGTCGAGCATGTTGGGACGCTACAATTAAAACAATTAAATACGGTAAACATTGACATGTTCAGGCACCCAAAATATTATAAAGAATTACGCAAGCGTAATAAATCGGATCAGGCCATTAGCGAAAGTTCTCACGACGGTGAGTCAGAGCGTGCGCCTGGTCCGGGCCTTCAACAAGTTATAGAAGAAACAGTTCCACACAACGATATCGAAGAAGCTTCAAGCGCCAAGCTCAAAGAGCCTCAAGCTTCAAGCGGCAAGCATCAAGCCCCAAGCAACAAGCATCAAGCTTAAAGCCACAAGCAACAAGCTCGTGGATCATGGACCCTTCAAAAAGTTTCAAGCATCCTGAACCAAGGTGCTCTACTAAGATAAATGTATTGTGTGGATGCTTCACATGAAACGCAATTTGGTGTGGACTAAAACGTATCTTGTTACTCTTCGTAACTTTTAACTCTAGTGTAAAAAAGTGGCTGTTAACAGTATAACCCAATAGATCGGGAGTACCGTGTAAGCTAGAGTTTTCAAGCCTAATCCAGGAAATTTTAGGTATAGATTTTTTAATTTTTGCATATAATTTTCGCTCGGGTTTCAAGGTAACTAGGGCTTTCTAATCTGGTGTTTTAGGAGCGATAATTAACTTTTGCTTAGTATGTTTTAATACAACACGAATAGAATTTTGTCCAATGATATTTGACTCTTGCACTTCAATTCTTTTTATTTCTTCGAGATGACCATTGACATCAATATAAATTCTAGCATTAGACACTGCGTTGCCTCTTTTGCCATCAGTAAATTGATCTAAGTATTCCTGTAGATGTTTAACAAACATTATTGACTTTATAGGATAGTTACCTTAAATTGTCAACTATGGGTGTACCAAAAAGATTAACAGAAATGCAACAAAGATTCGCTGAGTTTTTAGTATTCGGTGGACCGGAAGGACCAATGACTCAAACAGAAGCAGCTATTGCTGCTGGTTATAGTGCTAAGCGTGCAAGACAGGAAGGATCTGAATTATGTAACCCAAGACTGTCACCACTTGTTGTTAAATACATAGGTGAATTGAAAGAAGAAAGAATTCGTAAACACGAAGTGACTTATGAAAATCACATTGCAGAACTTGCAAGACTCAGAGAAGCAGCTTTGAAGAAAGGCTCTTTCTCTTCTGCTGTAAATGCTGAAGCAAACAGAGGAAAGGCAGCAGGATTATACATAGACAGAAAAATAATAAAAACTGGGAAACTAGAAGATATGTCAGAGCAAGAACTAGAAGCAAAAATGAAACAGCTTTTAAGCGATTACGGACAGATAATTGATGTGACTCCATCTAGTGAATCTTCGTTATCTTCTTCACACAAGAAGTCGGAAAAACAGAACGTTCAGAAAAGTGAATAGAGCCATCTGGTTCTACATCATAACCTGCAAATATTTTTACTGTGTCC